ACACCGTCTGCGCCGCAATCCCCATCCTATCGAGATATCGCCGATGCAGCCGGTCAAGTTCTCCCGCAACCGCTGGCGTCTGCCGATAGTCTCCCATGCCCCCGCCGACCAAGATTGCCACCGCGCCCAATGCGATGTAGTCCTCAAACATCTCCGGAACGCCCACAACCTGCCATGAGTCGGTCGCTGTACCTGGATTCTGGTTTTGGTTTGGTTGCGTCGCCACATAGCTTTGCGGTTCAAGGTAGCAGGTATCCCCCACCGAATAGTTCCGCGTTGAATCCCAGTTCACGGCACTGAACTTCGGTGGCAGCGGACGAAACCTAACCCACGGCTTTGACGCTGGACTGCTCGACGGCAGCAAGATCCCGGGAGTGTCAAACAGCGGAACACACCCCTCGATCCATCGCATTTCCGTCTGCATTCGCGGATCATCGTTGGTGCAACACATCGGATATTCAACCCCGTCAATTTCAGACGGCTCCCACGGCTGCGCAAATTCGATGTACTTGGAAAACCCCTTGGCGCCCGCCAGCACCCAGTACGTTCCGGTGGCGTCTGTCAAAGGGTCATGCCCTGCTCCATCCTGAACCGCAACGTAGTAGTGATGCTGTCCGCTGATCTGGTTTGAACATCCGGCCGGCGTGCCAAATCGGTAGACCTCAAATCCAGCCAAATAGTTTTTCGTGGAATCCCATGCCGGCCGGAACGTCCTTTGCTCAAAGCGCATGATGTCCGGCCAAAACTTGTCTGTCCACACATCGCGGCATGCGCTATTGGCAGCATCTGAAAACTGATACCGCTCCTTCACGTCCATCAGCGGCAGGTATGTCGCCACGGAAAACCCGCGCAGCCCCAGAATTCGCGCTATCACGCTGCCAAATGACGTTGTGCGGTACATTCGTTGCTCCTACGCAATGCGCCTTTTTCCGGTCGGGTTCAGTGCGTTTCGGCACCGGCCAGGACCGAAGCCTCCAAACGCCAGGCTTGTCGATTCCCGCCGCAATCGCGTCTGCGGAAACATCCGGTCGCAATCTGCCCAATAACTCTCCGACCCCGCGCCAAGAACTTCCGGACCCTCGGCGCGAATGGCGTTCATCACGGCTCTCTCCGGCAGCCGCCGCCGCAGTCCGCACCCCGACCTCACCGGCGCCGCGGCATTTAGTTCCGCGCACTCGTTGACCATTTTCCAGTCAATAGGGTTTGACTTCCCGCGAGCCGTCCCGCCCTTCACGATGATGTTTGTTGCCATACTATGCCGCTCCACTTCCCGACGGCGGTGTCGCGGGCGCAACCGGCCCACTTCCAGACTTGCCGCCCTGCCTTCCGATTTCAACGTTATCCACATGCTGCTGCTGCTGGAATTGAAGCGCCTTCAAATGCTCCGCAATGTTTTGCAGATAAGGAGCGGGAATGCTCCGCTGGTCCGGGTCAGCCTGTAGCGCCTGCTCGATCGTCTGCGCGCGCAACTGGTAGTTCCACGCGCCCGTCTCGTCAACCGGAACCTGGAACCCGTTGCGCATCATCAGCAGATGATTCTTGGCCTCGTCAATTTCCTTGGCCGTCCCAGACTCCGGCGGACGAATAGCCTCTGTCCCGATGTAGGGCAGCAGTGCCGTGAAGCAGTATTGTGCGGCCGGAGTCATGTCGATTGTGTTGGCCGGGTCAAGCTGCTTGATGGCTGGCAGCGCGTTCAGGATATCGGTCAACCGCTCATGGTCAAGCTGCGCCGGGTCAAACGTAATGGTCACGTCAAAATGGCCCGCAATTTCTTCTTTGCTCTTGGCAACAGGCTGATTGTCCGGTCCCATGATTTGCGCCAGCATCTCGTCTGGCAACTCCTGCATCGCCAGGTCCAGAAGGATTTGCAACTCTTCCTCAACGGAGGCCAATCGCAACCCAACGTCAAACTCTGCCCGCATGGCCAGCATGTTCGGGTCTGTGCCCTCACGTTTGCGTCCCCAGTATTGCCCGACAAGCTGCTCGATGTCCTGAGTCATGTTGCGTGCGGCAACTGGCGGCTGCGGCGGCTGTAGGAACTTGGCCTCAGCACCGCGATTAAGAGACAGATGCTTGAGCGGACCAAGGAACAGATTTTCGGCCCCGCGCCCGTCATTCGTGGTGAACGGAGGAAGGCCGGCAATCTCGGCGCTATCGACTTGCAGGTTGCGCAGCCTCGTGACCGTGTATTGATCTGGTCCAACGATTTCAGGAACCCCGCGGCTGTTCAACACAAAGTCATCAATCGTTTCGCGGCGATGCAACACCGCGCTCCACTTGTCAGGAAGCGCTTCCAGCCGCATCCCGAAGGCCGTGCGCGTCCCGCTGTAATCCAGAACCGTGTAATACCTAGCCGCAATCCCGTCCTCATTGGTGGCCTTGAAATGCGCCCAAAGCACCTGATATTCGTTCTCGTGCAACTGCGGCGAGTAGTTTGAAAGGAACGATGGGTAAGCCGTTGAGTAGTCCAGGAACGAAGTCATGCCGCGCTTTGCCAGCACGTCCTCAACAAACTTTGCATCCCACCCCATTGTAACCTGCCGCTCGCGCAGCGTCACCGCGCTGATCCACTCTATTTCAAACCACGGCGAATCATGGAACTCGCGCGTGTTGTCGGGAATGTAGAAGTCCTGCCCAAAACGCCGTGCCGAAATGTCGGGCCCGTCATACGCCACGATCTCAACCGGGAAGTCGGCCTCTCCCCTTTTCGCCACTTGCTCCGCAATCTTCTTGGCGCGCTTGGGGTTCAGCCGAGGAAACATCTCCTGCACCATCGCCGCCACCGCTCCCTTGTCGCTGGACGGGTCGGCAAGGTACTCCATGAACTCAATGGCGTGCTGCTGCATCTCGGCCGGATCAACCTGTCGGCCTTCTGTCTGAGCCTGCTGCTGGTACTCCTGTGCCCATTCCTCAACAAGCTGCTGCACCGTCAGGGTCTTCATCTCCAGACCCGTTTCGCGCTTCCAAAATACGCGCATCAAAGCTACGGCCGGGGTATCGTTGTCCTCGTAGTTCCACAGCTTGATGTGTTCGCACACCCACCGCTTCCACATCTTCGACACGAGCCACCGCAGAATGATCGTCCACTTTGCCGCGTTGCGGGAATTGGCACCCAGGCCGGACGGGTTGCACTGGATCTGCATGCGAAGCAGGGCAATCGTTGACTGCATCACCCGCTCGTTGATGACGCTATCCGCCATCCAAACAGCCTGATCAGACTCACCCTTGAAGTGTTCTACGTTGTCTGTCCAGTTGCGGGCGTCGTGCGTTCGGCCTTCCCAGATGCAAAAGCGCACGCGGTCGTTCTCATATCTTTGTACTGAAAAGTCGGCACTGCGAAGACTGATTCGGTCTATTTCAGCCTTGAGCGAGCGAACGGTATCTTCATCCATCGGAGCGTCACCGCCGGCACCAACGACAACCTCGTATTCCGTGTTGGGCTCGACGTATGCCATGGTGCGTCTCCGTCTTCTATGTGGTGATGCCGGCCAGCGGAGTGTCTTCCCGCCGGCCGGCCTTGGTTTGAATCATGCAACCGGCCCTAGTATCGGTACTTCTGGCCGCCGATACGCACGAAGAACCTGGCATGCCCGTATGTCAGATTGGACATGGAATAACTTCCCGCTCCGCTCTGCGCCACGGTCAGCACAAGTTGCACCGTTGATGTCTGCGCGTTCAGATTCGGGTCTGTCAGAACAGCCACAGTATTACTGCCGCCACTGACACTGAGCCCGGTTCCAAACGAGTAGTACACCGTCGGCGTTTGGTTCCACGCAGCCTGAACACCGCTGATCCAGCGGGTTGTACTGTTGGTGTCGCCAAACGACAGGGCGATGTTGAACGTCGCGTTTGTGATGGTGGTCGAACCAAACGGCGCGTCCAACTGGTAGCCGGAGAACCGCACGCTGCACGGCGCCGTCACGTTGTTGGTGAACGCAATCGTCTGGTTACTGGTCGTGCAGCTTGCCAGGTCGGAGAAGTCCACGTTGATCGCGTGGGTGGCTCCGTAGTGAGCCATCTCCTCTTCGGAAAGCGCCACGATGGAAGTTCCGGCAAGGGCAACGTTCGCCGTGACCGCAATCCCGAGCAGGATTGAAAACAGGATGTTCTGGTGTTTCATGTTGGTCTTTTCCTTTTTCTGTTTCTGTTGTTCCTGCCCTTACAGGCTGACAGGGAGAACCGCCATCTGGCCCTGCACCGTGCCGGGACGCAGCATGCCGTCGGAGTAGTGGACAAAACGCGGGCCGCCCACCTTGGAGTTGCCCTTGTTCTGGTTGATGAACTCGATGGGGTTCAGCCAGTTCATGCCCCAGTACTTCGGCATGATGAACAGGCCGGAAGCATCCCCCATGCCGGGCACCCAAACCTTGTCAGCCAAGGCGCGGGCAACCCAGAACGACAGGATCGAAGTGACCGATCCGCCGTCGTACTGGAAGAAGTCAACCATCTGAACCAGCTTCTTGGTCAGCGCGTCCAGCATGGCAATACGGGTCGCAATCTGGTTGGACCCGACCGTTGATGTCGCGCTCAACGCCCAGCCGGTCATCTGCCGCTTGAGCGTCATGCCGACATGTCCCGTCAGGTTGACCGGCCCCTTGACCTGCGAGGCGCACGCTCCGAGCATGGTGGCAAATACCGATTCCGTGAAACCGGTGGTTGTGCCATTGCCCAGGGCGCCATCGAAGAACTGCCCCGGTTGCACTGCCACGCTTGCGGGGATCGGATCAATCGCCCGCTGCGAGTAGGTTCCATTTCCGTAGAGGCTCGTACCTGCCACGGGGGTCAGCCAGTTCGCCATGCCACGGGTCTTGGTGATGCCCTGATCGTTGCCGGTGCCGTCATCGGCGTCAACCGCCGACATCACGGTGCATTCCCAGTCCATCGTGATTTCTTCGGCGTCGCGCACACGCTGCTTGGCGACTTCCGAAGCAACGTCCTTTTGCTTGACGTTCTGCGCACGAACCGAGATTCGCTTGCCGGAACTGCGCTTTTCCTGGCTGTGGTTGCGGAGCTTGGCTGCCTGGTAGGAGCCGTAGCCGTCCGTCTTGTCCTGACCTTCCGGCACGGACCCGTCCATGGGGGTCGGGGGGGTGTCGGCGGTCCACTCGGCATAGATGTCGGATGGCTTGTTTTCGTGCTTGAGCATGGCAAGGCAGTGCGCCTTGTCATCATACGCGCGGATCACGGCGGAAGCCTGTTCCAGAACCCGCAGGTTCAGGTTTGAGACTCGCGCCATTTCAAATGGAGAGGGCATGGTTAAACCTTTCTGTGCCGGCAAAGGCAGCCATGCGGTTCCCCGCGGCTATCCAAAGCTGGCCCGTGCTTCTTTTTCGTAGATCGCTTGGAGACCGTCTGTGTCGCCACTCGCGACTTTGCCCCAGTCAACATCGACCGCCTTTCCACGAGGAGAAAGTGGCGTGCGAGACCCACCCCTTCCGGGGACGGGTGGAGGCTGGCGGGCGCCTGTCGTGGTGGTCTTGCCGGTCAATGCAGGCGTTACCGCCCGCTGCCCTGGCTTGAACCCCTTGATGGCGTCCAGCGTCAGCCCTGCTTTTTGGGCGGCAACCCCAAGCTCGAAAAGTGTCTGCGCCTTGCTGCTGGCACGTTCCAGTGCCCGCCTGCCCTGCACATCGCCTTCGACTTGGTTGCGCAAATTCCTGGCCTGTTGCCGGCACTGCTGAGGGGTATACGTGATCGTCTGCCCACCAACCTGCCCGGTCCATCCCTCTTCCGTATCGCCAGCAGCTTCAAAAACGTCGCGCCAGTACGTGTTGTTTTTCAACGTCACGATGGCCTTCGCCTCATGCTCGCTTGCGATGATTTCAGAGGGTACGCCAGCCGCTTGCGCAGCTTGAAGGATCGTCTCGTTGCCAACGGTATCGGCCAATCGCTTGGCCTCCGCAACGGCTTCGTCGCGCTCCTTTTCTGCCGCCTCTCGCTTCGTCCTTTCCTCACGAACCGCCGCAGTCTTGCGACCAAAGGCTTTGTTCACCCGTTCCTGCTGCTCAGGCTTCAATTCGAGTGCGTCAAGCGTTTCGTCGTGTTCCGCGTCGGGTTCCGCGTGTTCTGGATCGGTCTCCGTATCGGGGTTTGGCTCGTCATCCGGGTTGGTCTCCACCGACCCGGGCGTCTCGCCGTCCTTCTCGCCGTCCTTCTCGCCGCCTGCGTCAACGGGAAGAACTTCTGCATCGGGATCTTGTCCGACAACGCTGGTGTCTTGCGGTCTGCCCATGATTAACCCCTCATGTGGGTGTGCCGGTGTCTCATCTAGGCTGTCTCGCTGATACACCGTTAAACGCGAAAAAGCCGCTGCCAGTGGTGGCAACGGATCCATGAAAGCGCAATCCGTGGTATATGTCAACAGGAAAATGTCTCATGAGACACTTTTTGTCTCACTGTTGTTCCACGTGGAACAGTGCATACACTTGAATGCAGTGCATACAACCGTACTCAATACCGCCTTCCACCGCTCACCCAACCAACCTGCTGACCGTCGCGCTCATTGCGCCAAAGCGTTCCCCGACCGCGTTTCCGATCTGATCTTTCATCTTCATCTTGATTCACAACCTTCTCAAATGCCGCGTCACCCAATTCTCGAAGATCGGCCGCTGGCTCCTTTGCCAGAGCCGGCCTGTCACAATGCCCGCTTGTGGCCAGCATGATGATGATGTCGATAGGATCTTTGCACGCGCCGCGCTGTCCCTCAACACCAGTCCAGTTCTGCACCGCAAAAAGGATGTTCTTGCAATCGCGAGATATCACCAGGCTGCCAGCCTCAAACATGCTGTTGACCTTCTTGGCTCCGTCGTCAACCATCTGTCCGCTGGTCGGCACGTATATCAGGCCGATGTTGTTCATGTCCTCGCGCAGCGTCACCGGAGAAACAACCCCGGTGTGCCCCATGTTCCCGCTGCGGCAGTCCATCAACCTCTCGACAATCGGTTCCATGGCTCCGTGCCGACAATCCCACGGAATCAACGGCCCCTCTGTTGTGCATGCTGGAACATCGTCCTGGCCAGCCACGATCTCGCGGCGCCAAGCATGCCAGTCTGCCCACCCCTCCAGGCGAGCAATCTCAAACTTGTACCGCAGCAGACCAAATCCCCATGACTGCTGGGCCCCGCCCTTGTCTCCGTCGTTGCCCCGACCGCGGCTATCCCGGCCGCTTGGAACGCACCATTCTTCCGGCACTCCAACCCCAGGTATCCAATACCCACCTGGCCACTCCCGGTAAATGTACGTCTTGCCACCGCTGATACGTCCCCACCCCATGAAGTAGTTGCGTCCATTTCCGGCCCCCATAGCAGGGTCGGTCATCTGAAAATTGCGGCCGCACTTTGGCACATTTGCCGGATCACACGTGTTTCGCTCCCAGTCAAACCCTCCAAACTGCTTGCCCCATCCCTTTTGGGCAATCCCGTAAATGCTCCGCTTGATCCGCTCTGTTCCCTGCGTCACCGTTGTCGCCACAACCGTCTTTGGATTTCCCCATGGGTTATCCAATGGATGCAGCCAGACGATTGCCCGCGTTCCGTCTTTGCTTCTACCGACCCGCGGCACCTTCCCAAACGTCCGGTCCTGGGGAGCGTCAAGCAGCCCCTCTTTCCCCTTGAGCCATTCCAGGCAGTTCTGTGGCCGGCACGCGGGAGCGCGAGGCTTATCCTTGGCCTGCTCGGCACGCTCAAGCTCGTCGTACTCTTCCCTCTTCAATCCCAACGCAAGCCACGGCTGAATGGCCCCTCCGTCAGTCGGCAGCAGATACGCAGGCGCGTATCTCAATACCGTCATTCCATCGCAGAATGCCCCCATACCGGAAGTCCATCCGTCAACAGGTGTGTATGTCGCCACCACGTATCCATTCGCCTGTGCCGACCTGATTTCCAGCGTCTCTAGCCAGTCCAGCGGAAACTTTTCGTCCGGGTTGGCGTACAGAACGATCTTGCCTTCAAGCACGTCGCGCACATTCTGGCTGTAGGTGGCAAAATCCAAGCGCCTACCATTCGGCAGCTTGTGAAACCCGCTCCCAAAATATCCCCTCTCAATCCATGCAAAGTCTCGGCGGTTTCCCATCCCCTCCCGATACTCTCGCCACTTTGGCGGCAAGTAACGAATGAATAGCGGCTGCTGGTCAACCTTCGACCGTTTAATCTGGCTGTGCATCCCCATCACACATTCGCGGTCATCCCTCTGCCGACCAGGGTCAATGATCGTACTCGCAATCATGCACCCCCGCTTGGCCGCGTATTCACTCTTGCTGCTTCTCCACGCCCCGCACAACAGAATGCTCCTGGCCGGCCGCCCTTCCCACCCCAGGCACTTCCTCATGGCGACCTTGAATCCATCCCAGTCCAGCCCGCAGTTGTCCTTGATTTCCTTCGCCGTCATGTTCGTACACAGCGGAAAGTCAATCAGGGCGTCCGCAACCCACCATATCGAAGGCTCAATTCCGTATGTCAGCGGGTCATGCCGTATCTGCCGAATGGCCGCGCTGCGCTGTTCGTCTGTCCAGCCGTTGCGCCCAACGTACAACCACGGGTCTGTCAGGATTTCGGGCATTTCGTTGCTCTACCCCCTCTGTCGGCGCCCATGCGCCGCATCCACCGCGTCCAGCACTCGCGTCTCCAGATCCATCAACGCCTTCAACACCACCCACGCCTCAGCACTCGGTACCTGCATCGCCGCCTCTTCCAACCTTCTCCGCTCATCCCGCATAATCCACACCACCGCCGTCACCGGATTAACCCCGCCATGCACAACCCCATCCATCCCCCGTGACAACATCTCCTCTGCCGGCCGGACCTCATACGCCTTGCGTCGCGTCTCCGCGCGCGCCGCCGCAAGCTCTCGCTCCGCCTCTCCCTCTTCCCTGGCCTGCCTCTTTGCCTCGTACCCAGGTATCATCTTCCGCCATCTGCCTTCTCTGTTATCCATGCTTCAGGCACTCCACTTCAATCGTTCCCCTAATCTCAAACAGGCTCCCGTTGATGTCTGTAAACACGCACGCTCCGCCTACCCACCCCGGCTCACTCGGGCACGTCCACACCTTCACCGTGTTCCCTTGCTCATCGTACAGCGTCACGCGCCACTTCTTTTTCATCGGCATGGGCAATCTCCCTTCTTGTCAAAACGTCACGTCTTCATCTGCCGGCGGCGGCGCTTCGTCCACTGACTTAGTAACTTCCTCGGCGCGCTTCAAAACCTTCAACGTTCCCTTGGCGTACCGATGTTGCGCGTACCACGCGGTCTTGTCCTTGCCGGCGAATCCCCACGGCACCACCGCCAGCTCGATCACGTCGCCGCGCACCAGCTCCGCCGATTCCTCGCACGCCTTCTCCCCGTCGAAGCGCACCGGCAATTCAACTTCACGCGGCTCCCGGGCGTTGCCGTCCTTGTCCGGCGGCATGTCGTAGCTCACTGACAGGGCTACAGACCGGCCTACAAACTGGCTCTTCGCGCCACGCACTTCCTTGTCGGTCGTGCTGATGACGGTTCCCTGAATCGTGCATGGTGTGGCTTTCATGTTGCTCCATTCCCTTGGCTACTTGATTCCTGGCTAATTGGGGCCGGGGGTGGAGTCGAACCACCGCCCTGAGCGAGTCTGGATTGGATACGCCACATTGGCGAGTTTCCCAGTTCTCCCTCCGCTCTTTGTGACCGTTGAGCTATCCCGGCCAAATTGAATCACACCAGCCTGGCCGTTACCTTCGACTCCACCGCCAGCGGCCGGAACAACCCAATCGCGTTCTCGATCTTGTCGCGCTCGATCGCTCGCAGCGCCGCCGTGTCGCTGGTGTACTTGTCGGGTAGAATCTCGCACGGACCCACCACAACCTGCCACCGCGCCACTGTCGGCCCACGGCCACGCTTGGCCTTGCCGCCCCCCGTCGTGCTTTCCGTACCAGTCCCAACACCCGCACCCGCCGCTCCGCTCACTGTCTCTTCCGCCATGTCATCCGCCTTCCTTGTTTCTGCTGTTTGACCGCCTTCATCCTCCGCACATCCCAACTCCCTCTATCACCTTCGTCTCAACCACACCAGCTTCTTCATCTTCCACAGCCCTTTCCATCTTCCCCTTCACCTCCGCGACCTTCTCCTCCCACGTCACCCCTTCCCTCTTCATCTGCCTCCGCGCCACCTGATAACACGACAGCGCCATCCCCTTGCACACCGCCGTCGCTCCACACCCGCACATGCAATGCGCCCTCACTCCGCTCTTCCCTGCTATCCTATGCTTCTGGTTCCCCATACACCACATGATAGTATATATACTCGGCGTGTCAACAGGAGTTTCATGGGACGCATATAGGTGTTTGGGATGGTTGAACGCATGGGCCACCCCGCCCCCCACCTATGGCCACGCCAAAATCAGAAACCAGACGCGCAACTGGACCCGCTCAAAGGCTCCAATCTCCGGTTTAAAGCAACGTCGCATAACAATAGTTATGACAACTCGACCCCTAAAACCGGGGGCCG